GACGCCTTCAGCCTTTTAAAGCTTGGCTGACCAGGGAAGACATAGCTTTTAGATATGCTCGGGGGCCTCTCTTGGATAAGAGACAGCCCCCTGTACTGGCGATGCCTCAGAAGTTCAAAAATATGTCTGATTCTGAAATTCAGACCTATTTCCCCTTTCGTGCGAAGAGTGACCGTGGTCTACGTTTATGTAGATTTAGAGACTTTGAAGATGACGCAGAATATGAAGAAATGTTGCGCTATCTATATGGATATGATTACGTGTTTGCTCTGAATATATATGTTTATCAAAAAGTGTCCAAGGAACACTTTTTGTTTCTAAAAAATTTAGGGGTTTTTGAAGGTGGGATGAAGACTTTTATAGCTAGATGTCAAAAACTCACGTTGTTGATTAAATTTGAGAATATAAGAAAAGACGAGTATGAGTTTTTGTTTGGGTGTGCTGAGGCACAAAATCTAGTAGGTTTTCGAAACCTTCCCGATCCGCTGTTCGACTTCTGGGACCAATATCGCGAATTTGTGAATAGTGGGCATGAATACGTCTTTAAAGAGTATAAACGAGGAGTGTTAAATGGATTGTTTAGTATTGGTGAAACTGTTGTGCAGCCATCATTTCGTGATTGGGTGTACGAGGCAAAATGGTTAACGGCGGGTAGTAGTAGTATTGGAAAGGTGGAAGTTCAAGTAGAAGACGAAGTTGTGAAGTTTAAAGCTCGAAAGAACATGTTGACTTATATCTTTACACTCGATGAGTTAATGGACGAGATAGACAAAAATGATTGGGTGAATAAGACTATAGTTAAAAATGAAGCAGGCAAGATTAGATTAGCTGTAGCTGCTAGCATTGGCAGCTACTTAAGACAGTCGTATTGGTTGGAATGGTTTGGTGGTGCATATGAACGATTTGATTATATGAGTTTGGGTGAAGATGCTGAACAAGAACGGAAGCGCTTAAAGGCTATGCAAAATGCAGTTAAGGGGAGATATTGTTTGCCTTTTGACTTTGCTGCTTTTGATCATCAACCATCAACAGACGAGATTATTGATATTTTGAATAGAATGCAGAGTCAGCTGATCGAAAATGTTGATAGTAAAGATAATTTTGAGAAAATGGTGGCCTCAATTCGTAACGCTACCTTGGTTGGGGACTATTTGGGCGAACGACGAGAAGAAAAGGTTAGAGGAGGAGTGATGTCAG